ACGATCCATACCCAGCCTTTCTCTAGCTTCATTTGGAGAGATGACTCCTCCATTTACTAAAGAAGTATAAAAAGCCGCAGCATCTCGTAATTCAGGCTGTAGAGCCGGAATATCTGTAATATCCTCTGACAGATGATAACCAAAGTATCTTTCTGCTGCAAAATTTATCTTTCTAACTATAGGTAAGACAGTTTCAAGATAGTACATTCTCATGTTAGGTCTGATATTTGCATTATTACCAGAGTCTAGCATAATAGGAGGTACGCCTAGAGCTTTTAGAATAATCTTTTCATTTTCAGCTATTGCTGTTTGAAAGTCCAATTCTTTAAAGTTTACATTTGAAACTTTATCCAGTTCTATACCTCCATCCAGGATTAGGGGTCTTTTACCTCCAGAGTCTGGACTGTATCGAGCTGTCCATGACTGTATCATTCGCTCTTTAATTTTTTCAGATAAAGTATTAGGGGATTTAAGTACCAATCCAGGTACTGCTCCATTTTTGAAAAAGTTATCCTGAAATTGTCTCATACGAGACATTAATATCATTGTCCGTAATGCAGGCTTAAGCCGTGAAATCCCTCTATAGATAGAGTAAAAAGAATTATCTTTAACGTGTATAATTTCACTCGGCCTATAAGAGATAGTTTCATTAAAAGTATACTTCTCTATATAAGTAGTGTCACTCGCATGAATTGTGACTTTATTCGCCGGAAGATGGTATAAGTGAACTCCATCAAAATAAATAAAAATATTTCCATCCAGTAGAAAGTCTGTTATAAGATTTCTTCTAAAACTACTAATATCTTGAAAAGGGTTGGGCTCTTTATTAAGTAAAAGAGCTACTCTGGAGCGCTTTACCCCTTTTGTAACACTTTGCAGTCCTTGAATACCTGGGCCTACTGAAATAGGTATCTCTGAAGCATCATCTACAATAAGATTAACGCCTCTATTTACTATTTCTAGTTCTTCGTAGGCTCTTTCGTAGTTAAATATAAACTCTCTAGAGGAATCTATTTTATGGTCATAATAGGGTTGAGCAGGGTTAAGTTTTTCCTCTACCTCCGGCTTTCGTCCTAATACTCTATCATACCATGCCATGTTTTTCTCTTTGTATTTTTACCCAGTTCTTTTGCTTATTAGCAGTACCTAGTCCCGGGTTTCTTCCGTAAATGGAGTGCAGCTGTAAGTGGTGCTCATGGCAAAGAGTAACTGTATGTTTGTAAAGTTCTTCTCTATGCTTATATATAAATTCATCTCTAAAAGATAAAATATTTTTTGGATCTAATTGGTTTTTTGCTATATAAGTATGAACCAATGGGCTAAGAGTATAATAGTGGTGAAAGTCTAATTTTACTTTTGATCCACAAATTTCGCACTCAGTGCCTTTTTCATAAGCATTTTTTGCTTTATCTCTTATGTATTTTACAACGTCTCTTTTTAAATCCATTTTCTAATACCAGAATTATATCGAGTTTGGGGTACCATGTCAAATATTATTTTTAAGATGGTGTCATTAAAAGCCACTGTTTGATGTTTCAAATGAGTATAAAGCGTATCTGAGAGCATCTGCCATGTGCGAAGCTTTATTATGTTTTGGCTTTTCTTTAAGAAGGTTAGGGTTGGGGTCCCACTGATACTGATCTAGTGCTGCTAGAGTTTCTTTGCAGTCTTGATCAACATGCAACTTATCGTTATCTACAATTCCTTCTACATGAGCAATTCCATCTAGGACGGATTTTTTGGCATTGTTAGTGCTAATATCATAATTTTGGGCAAAGTCAAAACGAGTTTGCTGTGCAGCAGAGTCAATAAATATGTAGTCAATATCCCACTTATCTATGAGTCTTTGTATTTCTCCTGCATGTTGCTCGGTGGTACGCTCTGCATCTAAATACTCGTCTACTAAGTAATACTTTTCTTCGTCCCAGTCATAGGCAATTACACACAGAGCAGTAGGATCTCTATACCCTACGTCAAGTCCTGCAAAGACATCCATCTTGCTCATATCCATATCTTGGAACGACCCCGTACATTCTTCGTAGTTATAGCTCCAGACCTGGCCTTCGTAAGTATTAAAGTCAGCCTCATATTCTTGACGAAATTCGGCCTCAGACATGCTCTTACGGGCTTCTGCTATATCTAGTTCGGACATTCGGGGGTTTGATTTGTAAGTGGCACGAATAGATGCCCACTCAGGAAACTCAGGATCAAAGCCTCTATGAAAAAACTCTGAGAACCAGTTGTTTTTTCCACGAGGAGTAGAAATAAAAATTGCTTTGGAGTTGTCTTTGTCAAGCGTGGGTCTCAGTGCCACATTAAAAGCATCCCTACCATCGGCAAGAGCTGCTTCATCAAAAATAATCAAATCGTAGGATCTACCTACACAGGAGTCAACTTGATTCACTGACCCCATACGCACAGTAGATCCGTTCGATAGTTCTATAACTTTATCTTTTGCATTATCTTTGACTACTTCAAGATCAAAATGTTTAATCAGTGTTCTTTGCAAGTCGAAAGATATTTGCGACAAAGCATAGTTAGGCGACATAATTAGAATGTTAGAATTAGGAATAAGAGATACTAGTTGTCCAATAATATTGGCAATGTAAGTCTTTCCCTGTCTACGAGAAACAGCCGCACAGACAAATCGATATTTAGGGCTATTAATAGCATTAATGATCGCTGTCTGGGAAGGTAGTGGTGTAATACCTAGCAAGTCCAAATAAGGATCGATAGGCAACTTCAAAAACTTGTCTTCCTGTGTGTAATCACAAATATAATCAGAGATTATATCCTTGCGGCTTATTTCAATCATCTAGTCTTGTCCCATGGACCTTGTTTTGCTATACTTCCTGCAATATTCAAGCTCCGTCAATTTATCATCCTCAGCATCTTTTCTGACAGGTCGAATATTTCTTTTATATTCTTCCACATCAGAGCCTTTCCACTTACTACTTTTTGGTTGAGATTGCATAATTACCTCTTAGACATCCATGCAGATACGCCCATATAAGCGCCTACGACGCCGGCCTGAGCAATGTAAAATAACCCAAGTAGATCTGCTAGAGCAGCTACCCGGCTCTCGCTTACAGCAGGGCTAAACAATATGGCACTAAAAACTATCATAGAACCCATTGCAACCCATGCCATTCTTTTTTGAGCTTCTGACTTCTCTTCTCGAAGTTCTAGCTCTAACATATCCTGTGATCGTTTGATCTCTTCATCTGATACTACGCCGTCTCCATCTAAGTCAAATTGTGCGTAATGTGAATCTTTTTCTAATTTCTTCATGGTAATAAAAAGTATAGAGAAATTGCGATTAATGTACCGCCAATTATTAAAGTGGTAAACCCAACTAAGATTTGTTGTACTAAATGCTCTCTTTCTTTGCGTTTTCTAGCTAACATAGCCATTTGTTGTTTTCTGGCATGCTCTTGTTCTGCTTTGGCTTGTTGAAAACTTTTTAGCATCTCAGGATCTATCATGGCTAACAAGTCATGAACGTCTTTCCAATACCTCTCATAGCTTTTCTTAATCATTGTAAGCTTAAGTAGCTCGCTTTGACTAAGAGGGTTAAAAGTACTAGATTTTCTTCTTAGCTCAAAGTCAGTGACTGCTTCTCCAAAGTCACTGATGGTACCCATAAGCTGCTGCATTCCTTGACCAGTTTCATTCGCTTTTTGTATAAGGCCATTTATCTGTCCCAATATAGTACTGGCCATCATCACTGATTCTATAACCATGGCCTACCACTTTACTTTGTCCGCCCAATATGCTGCGGACATCTTGCCCTTTGCAATGTTCTTTGCATGTCGGGCTTTGAATGAAGCGCGTTTACGCTTCATTGCTTCGCTTTCTCCTTTCTTAGGTTTACCAGCAGTTTTTGCTCCTTGTTGCCCAAAACGAATAGTCTTAACTTTATTCCCTGATTTTGCTACAACAATATGAGACTTTTTTGCGTGCCCCGGAGTTCTCTTTGGCTTATTATATCCGGATACTCCGGCTTTCTTTAATCTTGAATCTTTTTTCTTACCTTTTCTTTTTACCGCCACGTTTTTTTCTCTTTACAAAGGTACGAACCATGGTGGGTTTGCCCCCTGGATTGCCGGCCGCTCTTTTTCTACGGACAGCTGACTTTCGTTGCTTTTCAGTAAGACCAGCGGCTTTGGCAGCAGGAAGACATTTTGGGTAACGTTTTTTTCCTGATTTGGTTCTTCCGCATTTTTCAAAGCCGCCGCTCTTTTTAGGTCTGGATATATCTACCCAATCTTCTTTAAACCATTTAGCAAGACCACCTCTTGGTTTAGCCATTATTTTCTCCGCTATGGAGTAAGACCTCCAATTCTTTTATCTTTAACTCTAAGTCTCTAACTCTTTTTACAGTATCACTTACTTCTGGCGGAGGAGAAAAATTATCAATCCACTCGTCGTTTTCTTCA